GTCATTGCGGCTCGTGAGGCGATGGATTGGATCACTCACACGGCTCGTGTTGCATCGAAGGATGGTGCTGCACCGATCCAGTGGTCAACTCCAGACGGCTTCGTGGTTCAACAAGCGAAGTACGAAGAGAAGAACATCACCGTTGAGACGTATCTCGATGGTGGTCGCCGGGTGCAGTCTCGGATCGTAGAGGACACGAAGAAGCTCGACGCGAGAAAGATGTCTCAGTCTCTCTCCCCGAACTACATCCACAGCCTGGATGCGTGTCACATGCGGATGGCTATCTGTCGAGCCCTCGATCTTGAGGCTCATATGTCCTTCGCAATGATCCACGACAGCTTTGGTGTTCACGCTGCAGACATGCCTCGCTTCTCTGAGGAGTGCATCAAGCCTGCATTCGTGGACATGTACGAGGGCAAGAACCATTTGGCCACGTTCAAGAAAGAACTGATGCTCAACGTACGCGATGAGAACATCGAGGATGTGAAGCCTTTGCCTACCATCGGGAAACTCGAGGTACGCGAAGTGCTGAACAGCCAATTCTTCTTCTCATAATACTTGCGATATCGGAGGGACTGCTCAATAGGTGGCCTCTCCTAATTACCCCTGACCCACGATTTAACCCCAAAATGCACCCCTGAGAAAGGATTATCAATGAGCATCATCCAAGTGGCCCATGTGGGGTCGAAGTTCGCTGTCCAAGAAGATGGCGTCACCGTTCCCGGCTTGCGGTTCGACACCCGAGGACAAGCCGTAGCAGCAGCAATTTCATACAAGGAAGACAACTAATGGCTGACGAAACAATTTCCATAGGACCCCTCACTGCGGTTTATCCCCGCCTCAAGACACCGGACACCAAGTTCGATGAATTGGGCCAGTACAAGGCAGACGGCTTACAGTCATTGGCCGATGCTGAACCAAACATGAAGGCCCTCGCAACCATCTTCAAGAAGCACACAGGCAAGGCTCCGAACAAAGCCGACAATACCATGTGGAGCATGGAGCTTGACGACGAAGGCGAACAGACAGGCAATGTCTTCTGGAAACTTCGCGTCAAGAACAAGCTCCGCAAGAAGGATGGTCAGCTTTGGGATCGTCGTCCTGCTCTCTTTGATGCTTCTCTGCGTCCGGTCGATGTGAACCCATATGGCGGATCGAAGTACGTTGTCTCCGCTGACATCTACTGCTGGACCGCTGGTGCCAAGGTAGGCGTCTCCCTCCAGCCACTTGGTGTGCAGATCCTCGAGTTGGTTGAAGGTTCTGGCCCGAACGCCTCCGCGATGGGCTTCAAGGCTCAGGAAGGCTACGCAGGCTCCTCCGAGTATGCGGATGATGAACCAGAAGAAGACAGTGGCTCCGAGGGTGCGGACGCTGGCGAAGAAGAAGAGGATGAAGGCGACTACTAATCGTAGGCCGCTTTCTAAACGACAGGTTGGACTGAAACTTGGGTTCCGCAGTGGGCTCGAAAGTGACACTGCTGCGGACCTCAAGACCACCGGAGTGGACTTCACGTACGAAGAGACGAAAGTCGAGTATGAGAAGCCTGCCCGAACATCGAAGTACACACCCGACTTCGTGATCACCACAAAACCTGACGGGTCAACCCGCGTGAAGCCTCTGGTCATTGAGACCAAGGGGCGTTTTCTCGTTGCTGACCGGCAGAAGCACCTACTTATCCAGCGCCAGCATCCTAGCCTGGATATCCGTTTCGTCTTCAACAACCCGAAGGCGAAGATCAGTAAATCTTCAAAAACAACATACGCCTCATGGTGCGAGAAACACGGCTTCCTCTATGCGAAGGGGCCGGGGGTTCCTCGTGCTTGGCTGGAGGAATAATCCTATGCCCGCAGTTCTATTCGTTCTCTCTCTCGTGTCTCTCTGGTTCGGTATCATCGTCGGTTGGATCATCAACTTCGTCTGGCTGTTCACTACAAGTAGCGATGTCACAACCGAGTTCTTCATCGCACTTGTTGGTGTGTTCGTATTACCTCTTGGGTCGATCCACGGCTGGTACACTCTGTTCTGATATGCTCCGTACAGATTTATTTAAGACGGTGGACCGGGCTGAGACCCGATTCATCGCCATTCGAGACACGCTGACTAAGCCTGATCTCGATTACAACATCAAGACGATGGATGCCATCCACTCTAAGCAAGGTCGCTTGGGAGTTGGGTGGCATTTTCTCGTTCTACTTTCGGGCAACATTCAACTTGGCCGAAACATCGAGACCTGTGGGTCACACTCAAAAGGACTTGACGACATCTCAGTATCACTCGGCGTCGTTGGTGGCACGGATGAGAATGGCGACAGGCTCCTCACACGGAACCAAGACCAGTGGCAGGCCATAGATGATTTGGTCCGCTTCCTACAGTCACGGTACCCCGATGCGTCGATCAACGACAACCCGGTTCCGAATAACCCCTGACCCACGATTTAACCCAAAAACGCATGGAGGTCCTCATGGACGAAGAGAGCGAAAGCACAGTCTTGTTTAAAGGCCCATGCGATGAATGTGGTTCCTCAGATGCCCGCGCTGCCTACTCGGATGGTCACACGTACTGCTTCTCGTGTCCCGAAGAGACAGCCTACGGGAAAGCCCCCGAGGGTGCGTCGAACTCCAAGCCTGTAACAACTGGAAATCGGAAGGTATCCAATCTGTTGCGTGTGGGAGAGTACCGCGCCCTCGGGAAGCGGAGGATCACAGAAGAGACCTGCAAGAAGTTCGGCTACACCATAGGCGAAGATTGGGATGGCAATACCGTCCACATCGCTTCGTTCCGTAAGGAAGGCGAACTGACAGCACAGAAGATCCGCTACCCCGATAAAGACTTCAAGCACCTCGGAGACCAGAAGCCCGGTCTCTGGGGTGAACACCTTTGGAAAGAGGGTGGGAAGATGCTCGTGATCACCGAGGGTGAGATCGATGCCATGTCCGTATCCCAACTCCAGAACAACCGATGGCCGGTCGTTAGCCTCCCAAATGGCACCGACAAATCTGGCAAGTCAGCACGTATGGCAATCCAGCGGTCACTCGCGTTCGTCACGTCGTTCGAGAAGGTCGTCTTCATGTTTGACATGGACGGTCCCGGTCGGATCGCCTCGACGGAATGCGCCAAGCTCTGCAAGCCCGGTCAGGCGTTCATCGCAGAGTTGCCATTCAAGGACGCCAACGAGTGTCTCACGAAGGGTGAAGGTAAGGCCGTGATCTCCGCTATGTGGGACGCCAAGCCTTATCGACCAGACGGCATCCTCAACGCTTCCGATCTATGGGAACGTGTCGCCAAGCCGAAAGAGAACAACTCCGTGGATTACCCATGGCCTGAACTCAATCGTCGAACTTGGGGCAACCGCAAGGGTGAACTCGTCGTTTGGACCGCAGGGTCTGGCGTAGGGAAATCTGCCGTTGTACGTGAGGTCTTCTTCGATCTCATGAAGAACAAGGGCCAGAAGGTTGGCATGATCATGCTCGAAGAGAACATCGAGCGTACCGCGCTAGGAATGATGGGTCTCGAACTCAATTACCCACTTCACTTGAACAGAGGAGACTTCGATGAAGCTGCCCTTAGACAGGCATTTGATGCGACCTCTGGGTCTGGCAATCTTTGGCTATACGATCACTTTGGTTCTACCTCTGCTGGCAATCTGTTGGATCGTATCCGATATCTGGCCACAGGCTGTGAGTGCGACTACATCGTCCTCGATCATATCAGTATCGCCGTATCCGATGCCGAGGCCAACGACAACATGGATGAACGGAAACTGATCGACATGCTCATGACCAAGCTCCGGTCCCTCGTCGAGGAAACTGGTGTTGGCCTGCATGTAATCTCTCACCTCCGTCGTCCACAAGGCAAAGGCCACGAAGAGGGAGCAATGACTTCGCTCTCTCAGCTGCGTGGTTCGCATGCCATCGCTCAGTTGTCCGACATCGTGATCGGTCTCGAGCGTAACCAACAGGACGAAGAGAGTGGCAACGAGACAGTCATCCGTGTCCTCAAGAACCGCTTCTCCGGTGAAACT